AGGCACAGAGAATGGCTCGTAATCTTGCTTCTTGTAAAATACAGCGTTAACTCTATCTGTATCAAGAGGAATCATTATGTAAGCTCCCGCTCCAGATAATACTTTCTTTTGCAACCTTAGTTTATTTTGCTCGTCTAAACTCTTTAGGACTTCTCTATCTTCATCTGTAGTTGGGTTACGAAGTCTTTGCAATTCATAATCTGTAAGAATTTTATAATAATTGCCGCCAACAAAAGAAATATTTCCGCCATACTGGATATCTGACGGGTTCAATATCATGTATTTAGATGGCAACTTAAGGCTGGGAGCAGCAGCAGTTGAGATATCACTACCAAATACTTGCGTTATTTTATTTATATCTTCTTGCCCGACTTTATAATCGAATCTATAAATGAATACATTCCCAGAGCGATAGTATTCTCTAAAAAACTTATCTATAAAATTATCTATATTAATTTTTTTAAATAAGGCATCAAAAAAATCTCTAGCTTTCTTATTCCCTCCAGTGAAGTAAATTTTACTGCAAGAAAACTCAGTCATCAAGTCGATTACATTTCTAAAAGAAGAAAAATTGTAATAAGCTTTCTGGCATAAAACTACTGCGTCTCTAATATTTAGAGAACTCTTATTTTGAACATTGTTAGAATATTTAAAAGGAACCAAACCGTAATCAATGTTTGAGAATCTTTCTGTCCTTTCGATAGTACCAGCTGAATTTCTACGAGCAGGTATAGACGCCTGCTCAGATGCTGTAGCATAGCTGGTCATCATCGGCATTACTTCTGGTTGTTTCTTTTTTCTCATTTTGAAATCCTTATAAAATCATCAGAAAATTACCGCTTCTGAAAAGCGTACCGCTAGGAAGCGATCCTGTTTGGGTTTGAGTTGGTAAATTTGGCAATAAAACATATCCAGAGATACCACTTAATACTATTGATTTTCTACTAGAATGCCCAAGAACTAAAGTGTAATCATCAAATAACTCCAGCATCGGAAGCCCAGCAGAATCAGCCACAGAGTACAAAGAGTTAGTTACTCCAGTTTCTATAAAAGATATGAATGCGCCGCCGGAACCTACTATCGATACTGATCCAGAAGCCGCAACTATTGCTATAGAACTTGGCTTTCCGACTCCGCTTAAATTTATTCTTTGAAAAGTCGAATCTGAATTAAAAATCTTTTTTCCAGTAAACTGAAAATTTTCTCCACTTACAATGCTGGTTATAGTTGACGCATTTGAGGACGCAGTAATCTTAGCGTCTAGTACTCCTGATACAGTGTTAGTATAAGAAGTAGAATAACCGCTCAGAGTGTTAATTTTAGAATTTAAAAAGCCTCCAGTACCAGATATGGTAGTTGAAAGATTTCCGCTTACAGTATTTACGTACCCACTCAAAGAGGTAATAGAACCACTTAAATTAGATCCTGAAGAGACTAGCCTAGCGTCTAAAATTCCGCTTACAGAATTAGTATATATAGCAGCGTATTGACCTGTCGCTAATGTATTTGAGCTGGCGTATCCAGAAGAGTTATCTATTTTTGTATTTAGTGTACCCGTCGCTGTGTTAAGCCCAGCTTGAGTAAGAAATCCAGAAGGATTAGAAGCGACTGGATAATAGTTTTGATTTCCGACTTCAACAAAGAAGCCGGAAAACTCAACTTGATCTACCTGTTTCCTTCTGACTAAATTCGCCATACTATATTAAAGTTACACTAAAACATTACCGGAGTAAAAGTAAATGTGTCAGTTTCTACATTTTGTTTCATTATATCGTTATAACATTTGACTCCCCAGTTAGCCAACATAAACGCAGAATAGTTGTCTTTTCTAGCTCTTGTGGCCGAAGAACCTCGCTTTAAATGCTGAGGTAAATCAAAGTTTTGCATACCTCTAGAAGTAGTGGTGTATTCTACCATAGAGCATTGTTTTTTTGTTTGGTAAATAAAGTCGTCTTGATTTTCTAAGAAATCTAAATTACTCCAATCTTCTTTATCTCCTGAAAATATTAATTCTTTTGGCAAAGAGCAGGCGATTGATTCATTAAAAAATTTATCATTAGAACAAGTCCTAGAAGCAAATAAAACTTTCTTATAGTCAATACACGCTTGAAGATATTCGTTTCCTTTTCTAATGAAGTTCGAAGAAAATACTTGGTTGAATGCTATTCTTTTTTCAGATAGATTATATTGCGATCTAGCATTCTTGACTTGCATATCGTAGTCTGGGCCTTCTGCTTCTGCTGTAAAATTTAATAGTTTAATATTTATTTTTGCATTTTTAAATACTTCGGATTGATTGCATGTGTCTATAAATATGTCTGCGCCAGCATTATCGGCTACAACACATACAACTTCAAAATGAGTCATTAAATACCCAAAATATTTAACGTGATTATTTAAGTTGCCAAGACCAGAGTAAGTATGAACAAGTATCCCGACCCCGGTCTCTTCATCTAATTCCATAACAGCAATAGCAAAATAATCAGCATTTGGACTATCGCTCATGTTTGGGTCTATCCCTACAATATATTTTTTTCCTGGAGTTCCTCTGATTAAAGTGTGAGGGTACTCATCTTTTAAAGTGCAGTCTTCCATTTTCTTTGCACTAAAATAACTGTCTGAACCATCAGTGAATTGCGCGCAATACTCTCTAAGAAAAGATGAGTGAGAAGTGCCTCCACTTTGAGCTTCTTCAATAATTGTTTTATCTATCATCTCTGCCGGCAAAGCTTCAAATCCAAATTGAGAAACAAAATAAGAAGACTCTCCCTTTTCTGGAGATGTAATTTGATTTATCCACTCTTGATAAGTCTTGTATAAGTTTTCGAATGTGTAACTAGCAGAAGACAAAGCTATCATCTTTGAGTTATTTACAAATACCATTCTGTCTTCTTCTTTCATCTTGCCTTTTTTAATCAGCAAGTCTTCCATTTCGCGGATATCAATACGCCTCTTCATATCTTGCGGGGCGACAAGGAATGGCATCAATACGTTTTTGATAATCTCTTCAGGCAGGAGCATGAACTCGTCAAGAACTAGAATATTGGCGCGAAAACCACGAATCTTTTCGCCGCTTAGTGGAATAGCCCTGATCGACCCACCATTTATGTCCCATTCGTAAAGATCGTTTCTCTTGCTCTTAGCCCCGAAGGCTTGCAGCAATAATTCTGCGCCTTTGGTTTCAGACATTTTTTCTATATTATTAAATATCGCTCTAGCTGTACGAAACGTAGGACCAGCTATAAGAATCTTTGTATTTGGTTCAAAAATGCATTGTAGCACACAGTATATACTAGCGATAAATGACTTGCCGCAACCACGGCCCCAAACACACATTGAAAAGTTTCTATTAAACATCCCTTTCAAAGTTATTTCTTGATAAGGCGAAAGTTTTATTCCAGTTAACAGATAAGTTGTAATATAAAGATTCTGGCGAAGGAATTTAATCAATGTGATTTTAGCTTCTTTGTCTCCAAGCTCTCCTTGGATTTGCTTAAATATCTCATTGTAATTATCTGTCTTTTTTTTGTATTTGGTTGTTTCGTGCCACATATTACAATAGTTTTAAGTCGTACATTAATTGAAGATCGTATTTTTTATATTCTTTATCACTAAAAAATATTCTTTTCATTACTCTCACACACTCTTCTCTGCCGTCGACAAACAAGAATTGCACATTGGTATACTTTTGGATAAGTTCTCTTACATTAAAGAAAATAAACTCTGGAGTAACTTTAATTTTCTTAGATACATAATTTAAATATTGAAAGCTTAAACACTCTTGGAGTGGCCGTTCTATTAATACAATTAGATTTGCTTCTGCTGCTATGGAACGCTCAATCTCTCTACAGAATCTTTCGTAGCCGCCGCTCATTGTGCCAATAAAATCAGAGATAGACTTTCTTTCTATGTAGCATTTATTATCCGGATCATTGATAGCGTAGTCTCCAAATTTTAAGCCTTTAACTTCGGTAGGGTAATCGATAACTAGAGGCATCTGCTCTCTGGTATCAATATAAATACTAAAACCGTCTTTAATTTTGTATTTCAGAGCTTCTTTTGGGTATTCGTATTTGTTCTTAAAACC